AGACGAGCAGAATTGCTGTGCATTTGCTTGAATAAAACTACAGTCAGGGTTGCCTTGATTTGCAGGGCAGCCAGATGCGGTGTGCGTTAATTGTGCAAAACTAGAGCAGCCATATTCTGCTGTCGCTAATGTAACAGCCAAAAAAGAGATGAGGGAACGGAGCATTTTCTATTTAGTACTTTTTAAAAAATCGCCGTAGACTTTCATGGCATTTCGCATACCGGGCGTCTGATATTTGTGGTACTTTGCTCTATAAAACATGGTTCTAGCAGTTTGCCTCTGTTGTTTGCGTGTTTCTTTTCTTAAACGTCGGATAGTGTTTCGGGCTTTCTTAGCAGTTCCATATCCTGCTTTGATTTTTGGCGGTTTGATTGGGTCATTGAATATAGCCATCTACTTTACATTTTTAAATGTTCACAGGCTTCGTAATTATTCTGCGTGATTTCCAAGCAATGAGTATACTGGATTTTCTTATCTTCGGCTTTGGATTGATTATTGCTAAAAAGGCGGCCGATGAAAGCATGAGCAAGGCCACTGCCCCCGCCAAATGCCATGCCTTCAATGACAGATGATGCTAGTGTGGGTTTTTGGTTCTGGGGCTGGGCTAGAGGAGTTGGTTTGGGCACAATAAGGTCTTTCATAGGTTTCGTATTTCTAGGCATTCCTATTCTACTATATACAATGATATCTATAAGTAAAGCGTAGTAGATTCTTTATCCCTATTTCTTAGATTTTGATATTTTACCCGAATTCGGATAAGTTGTTTTTCTTTTTCTTCTTTTGATAAATTGTTCCATTTAGTCAATAATTCTAAAATATCAGCCTCAAACTCAGGTACTTTACCATGTAAGTTTTCTTGAATCATTATAACCTCTTTATATCTTCCTTGGTCTAGCATATTGACTAATTCTTTGATACCAATTCTTTTTCTGTTTTGTAAATCTAAATTTTCTGCTTTTGTTGCTGTTTTAGCTGCTTTTCTTAATTCTTGAATTATGAATAGTTTACTTTGTTTTACTTTTGCTAGACTTCTAATTGTTGCAATATAATTAGCAGAACGTTTTTGATTAATACACCACTCTATATATTCTTCTTGGTTTCCAGCAAGAATTAAGTCTGCTATTTCATTTGTATAATAACGCGTTTTGTTATTTATTACGTCTACTGTATCAGTGATAAACTCTGTATTATTTTCAATCCGATATTTGTAGATTTTTTTAATTTGATTTAAGAATGACTGCTGAATTAATTCACCTTTCATAAAATTACAAATACTACAGCAAGGAACGCAATTACTCTCAATATATCCTTGTGTTGAATCAACGCGGTCAATTCCATTAATTTCATTTTCCTTTTTCTCACCGCAGTAAATACATTGTTTATTAACTAATTCTTTAAAGAAGTCAAATGAAATATGAAATGCCATATTTCTTCCAATTGCATTAGTCTTTTTAGCATTAAAGGTAGTTTCTATATATTTTGTACGCTCAGCATTATAATTACGTTCTCTCTTCTTTCTATTTAGTTCCACTTCAAGCATTTTCTCATAACATTCTTCGCATTGCTGTAATTCACCCAACACACCTTTTGCTTTTATAAAAGGACTCTTACCACAACCATAACAGGTATCTGGTTTTTCTTTTCGTGCTGTGTGTCTAATAATATCTTCAAGTCTAGATTTTTTTAAACATTCATTACAGTGTAGTTTTTGATCTTCGGTAAAATTTTTACAAGATCTTTTACCATCGTCGCAAATTCGTCTATTCATACTCTTTGCAACTTCTGCTAATTTACCCCGTTTACTATGTTTTCCACAGAATCCATCTTCTACTGCTGCTTGAGAACACTGTTTTCCCTTATTTTTATGTTGTTCTATAAGAGCCGCACAACGTGGATGTTTCTTCTTTTCTTCCTCCTTCCTTTCTAAACATTCCGGACAAACGATGCTACTTTTATCAATCATAGTCGTACATCTGTATGTTTTACATTTAATCAATCCTTTTTCTATCGCATCTTGTATTTCGGCTGCAGTTGTATGCTTCCCGCAGTATCCATTTTCTTTTGCTGGACGCCAACATCTTTTCTCTTCACCATTTTGTGATTTAATCGTTGCTTTACATGCCTCTTTTTCTTCCTTATTCATCGCACAATGTATGAATTCATCTGATGGATTCATATATTATATGTCAATTTTTACTTCCAGGGATTAATTAAAATCTCCAAAAGATAAATTGTAGTAGCCAATCGCCAGGCATTATGATTAGTTAGAGTAGGCAAGGCCTCCCATTCCACTCATTACGCGGAGAACGTTGTAGTTCACGGCATAGACGCGGACCTTGGCTGAGTAGACGGATGAGACCGTGTTGTTCGTCAGCGTAAGGTGGAGCGTGGCATTGTCAATGCGGGAGAAGTTGCATGAGCCTGAGGGCTGGTGGTCCTCCGGCTTGAGGGCGAAGGAGTAGACGTTGATGCCGACAGCCGGCACGTTGGTGTGGTGCTGGTACGGCTGGACCAAGTTGAAGTACTTGCCCTCACGCTCGGAGAATCTGTCGTGGCCGTTGAGCTGGATCTTGGCAACGGCGACCGGGTTGTAGCCCGCGAGGCCCTCAACGCGGGTGAGGGAGTAGCCGGAGTCGAGGACTGACCGGTCCCACCAGTCGGAGTAGTTGAACGGCTGCATGCCCTTCCACGGGTTGACCGTGGCGTCATCGCACGCAACGAAGGAGTCACGCTGGACTACCCACACAAGCTCCTTCGTCGGGTGGTTGAAGTTGAGCTTGATCTTGTTGTTGCTTGACGTTACGGACTCATCGCCCGTGAACTGGAGCTGCTCGATGAGGTACTCGTGGCTTACCTGGGCGAAGCGGCGACGCTCGTCCGTGTCGAGGTAGATGTAGTCTACGTAGAGGGACGCGGAGACGAGGCCGCTGGATGAAACGCGGTCGCGGATGGCGTGGCTCGCGGCCGTGCCCGTTACCTGGTCCCAGCAGAGGTACTTGATTTCCTGGAACTCGAGGTTGATCTTGACCTCGTGGTACTGGAGAGCGATCAACGGGAGCGCGAGGCCCGGGTTGCGGCAGAACCAGAACTGGAGCGGCACGTAGAGTGTGTACTCCGGGGAGCAGTTGGCGACCTCCGCGAGGGAGTTGGGCTCGCCGCCCGCGCACGCATCGTCGCACGTCTCACCACCCTGTACAAGCAAGTTCACAAGCTCCGGAACGTTGCCAACCATCTCCGCATAGCCGGACTGCTTGCCCGCCTCCTGCGTGAGCTCATTCCAGATCTGGAGCCAGTCGCCGTAGTGCTTGTCGATCTTCTGGCCGCCAATCTCGAGCTCAACTGAGTTGATGAGGTTGTGGCCGACGTAGTTGAGCCAGCGGAACTGGGCGCCTGAGCCGTCCGTGGAGGCAAGCTGTACCTTCGGGAGCGTGGCCTGGAGGTAGATGCGGTGGATCAAGTCGCCGTTGCGGCTGATCGTGCACGTGACACGCTTGCCGAAGTTGGCCGTGCCGTTGAACGTCTGCTCAATCGACTCCATCGCGAAGTTCGTGTGCCGGCGGTACACGACCTTGAAGAACGTAATCTGCGGGTTACCCGTTAGGTAGATATCCTGCGCGCCATAGGCTACAAGCTGCATAAGACCACCACCACCCATTTGTTATATTCATCGCAGAGAAAATAATTTGGCGGATTTGAGGAATTTGGGGCGCACCGGGGCCAACAACCCGAGGATGGCCAACTCCGTGGAGCGAACCGGGGCCAACTCCGTGGACCTAACCGGGGGAAGTCTTCTTGTAAAATCCCGCAAATCAAAAGGGTCTGAGATGACATAAGGAATCTGAAAGAAAGCATGTAGTTAATGTCTGAACAAAAACCCTTACATATGGTTCTTCACACCATGGATGCTCCTGCTCAAGAAGTGACCGACATGCCGACCACTTTAGAGGCATTCCACTCTGAGAAGATGCGTACTATGAATGAAAAACGGGCACAAATAGTTCATTTAGAAAAGAAGATTGAGGATAAGGAGGCTCAGATTGACGCCTTCACCGGGGCTCTTCATGCGGATGAATATAAAGTGATGGTTGAAGATTTACAAGATTTAGAACAACAGGTGGTTCGCCTCCAGAAAGATGACGAACGACTTGATTATTTTTTACAAGTTGGAAACATTCTATTTAATTATTATGACTCGCAGGAAAAGATTGCTTCAGGACATCATGTTACCAGCAAGAAGCCTGCCTCCAAGTTACGGACACCCCAAAATAGTGTTTTGAATTATTTCAGTGCTGGTGCTGCTGCTGAGATAGCCGAAGAGACGTCGCTTTCACAACCTGTTCAGCCCATCTCAGCAAAGGAGCCAAAGAAGGTTATTCGAGCCCGGGATATAGAAGATTCCAATGGCCTGCAGCGTGACAAGGCACTAGAGCGGTATTTAAGTATTATTGAACCGACTGCTATTCGTGGTGGAATCCTACCCGGGTCCGGCATAGAACCTGATTTTGGTGCTTGCCCCCACTGCGAAACAGAGATGGTCTTTTATCACAATGAGGCAACTTTAGGCTGCCCGGGGTGTGGCTATCAGGACTTTATTTTAGTGGATTCTGAGAAGCCTTCATACAAGGACCCGCCTCGTGAAATCTCATACTTTGCTTATAAGAAGATTAACCATTTCAATGAATGGCTGGCCCAATTCCAAGCTAAAGAAAGTACTGATATTCCAGCAGATGTATATGAGAATATACTGGCGGAAATTAAGAAGGAGCGGATTACTGACCCTCGTACACTTAAGCCTCAAAAACTCCGGGAGGTCCTAAAGAAACTCCACTTGAACAAATTCTACGAGCATATCCCGCACATTTTACACCGGATGAATGCTTTTTGTGCGCCCACCATGTCACGAGAGATGGAGGATAAGTTGCGTTACATGTTCAAGGAAATTCAGCCGTCATTTATTCGGCATTGCCCGCGGGGTCGCTCCAATTTCTTGTCATATTCATACGTATTATACAAGTTTTGTCAACTGCTGGAGCTGGATGATTTTCTGCCGTGTTTTCCCTTGCTCAAAAGTCATGAAAAACTCTATATGCAAGATAACATCTGGCAGAAGATTTGTGTAGATTTGGGTTGGGAATTCATCCGAACAATTTAACTGCTGGAAGTAGGATGGCGTTTAGTATTGGGGCTAGAGGTGTGCTTTCCGGTTTAGGTTTAGGCAATAATGTAGAACGACCGATGTATGAATCAGTTAGGGATTTGATTGGAAATAATGCTAGTCGTTTAGCAAATTTTACAAGGGAATATACAAGATTGCGTCACATTGGAGAATCAGTAGACCCTGAAAGAGTTGATAATGCGGAGGAATATGCTGAGCGTTATTTGACAAATGTTAAGATGGCTGCTCTTGATGAAGAGGAGGGAAATTGGAATTATTGGCATGAAGGTAATAATGTAGGTGGCGGTGGTGGAGGCGGTGGAGGTGGTGGAGGCGGTGGAGGCGGTGGTGGAGGTGGTGGTGGAGGTGGTGGAGGCGGTGGAAGTGTGGCTCCCAAATATCAGGGTTTTCTTGTAGCAAAAGGAATAGACGGCAAATCTCCTGATGGACGTCCTCAGAAACAATATCAAATACTTAATACTGAAGTATCAGTCCTTCTAGCAGATGGAGGTAAACATCATCAACGCATACAGCGTACAACACATACAGGTATTTCAGTACCAAAGGACTACGCATTAATTAGAACTTTAACCATTGTTGGAAACAAAAAAGATAATATTAAAGACGCGTACAATGCGATTGTAAGTGTGCTAGAAGATTATTATAAAGCAACTATTGGGAAAAGGAGACCCCATCAGCGTACGCAAAGAAAGAGAAGCCATAAGAATCAAAAGACTCGTAAAAATCGGAAGTAATAAATAGGATGAATGCGTTCAAATACGGTATTGGTCAACCGGGTCGTGCTCTAGCAAATAATCTTTCTGTTGGGGGATCTCGGCCAATGTTACGTAATGCTATGACACGTATTCCTCGGGGTTTACAACAACAATTATTTTTGGAGCAGTATTTCAAAGAACGTAACCCCGAGGCATTTGCTAAGATTTATGTTAATACGTGGCCAAAACTACGGTATTCACGCCGGCTACCGCGGACTCCTCCCCCAATGAAACAGACTTTGGCGACTGTTTCTGAAAATTCAAGACGGCGTAAACAAAAGACGCGTAAAGTTAGGAGATGAAATGGATTCAGCCATTATCATTGGAACAATTATTGGTATACTACTTTTAGTTCAAGCTTGTATAAATATTCGGTTTAATCGCCATATTGTAACACTGCAGGATCATGTAGAAACTCTCGAGCAACTTCATTGGGCTCGTACAAATCCTGTTCACGCGGTTGAAGTAGAAGACCCCGAATGTACTAATCCATCAAATATATAAAACCATTTACTGAATACTTAGTAATGGATGCCATTGTAGGCATAGGTCTAGCAATCGGTATAATTTCATTTGCTCAATGTATGTGTTTAAATTGCTTGTGTCATTCATTGAATCGTGCTCATGATAGACTAGACCGCTTAGAAAAAATATGCCCCGTGTGTAATTACAAGAAATTTTACGAATTACATCATACTCGGATGATTCCAAATCCAATACATATTCATGTACATGAAGATCCGGACCCCGAAGAACATGCTTAGGGTCTAAATACATATTGTATTCATTAAGATAATGACAACAATTTGTTCAATTGATCCTGGAATTAAGAATTTGGGTATCTGTATTGCTGAGCGGGATGTTAGCGGGAATATCTTGAATATTTTTTTATGGGAAAATTTCAATTTAGTATCAGATTCATCTGCTCAATTATCTACACGTTGTTCTGTTCAATCTTGTAAGGGGCCGGCTTCTTGGTCGTATAAGGTGGGGGCACCTGATACAGCATTAGTGTGTAAGAAATGCGGGAAGAAGGGCTTTCGGGGCTTTACTGCGATAGACCCCGAGAAGATTAAGACTGTAGCTTCTTGCCGTGAATTTGCCGAGTCGTTAGGCTGGACTGAAGCAAAGAAGAAGACAAAGGCAGCACTGCTGGAAGAAGTGGCCAAGTACTATTTAATGCCCTATAAGGCTGCGAAAGTTAAGAGTATGTCGCCAGCAGATGTGTTCGGTAAAATCCGTATTTTTGTAGAATCCCGCATCACTATCCTGAAGAAGGCTTCCATCATACGAATTGAAAATCAAAAGAGTATTGCTCCACTCCTGCGGGATATTCAGATGCAGATTTATTCCTTGATGCGATATATTTTGGAGAAGGAGGGTTGGAATGGAACATTTGAGTTTGTTCATCCTGGTAGCAAAAATAAGGGTGATGAAATTTCTGCT